CCCGGGCAGACAGTGACGATGGCCGTGCTGATGGAGCCCGAGGCCGGCTGGCACGGCTATTGGAGCAACCCCGGTGATGCCGGCTTGCCGCTGACGCTCGACTGGGAACTGCCCAGCGGTGCCAGCGCCGGTGCGCTGCAGTTCCCGGTGCCGCAGACGCTGGTGGTGCAGGGGCTGATGAACCACGTCTACGAGCACAGCTATGCCGTGCTGGTGCCGGTCACCGTCCCGGCAGACGCGCGCGCCGGCGGCACCCTGCCGGTCCGCGCCGCCGCGCGCTGGCTGGCCTGCACCGAAACCATCTGCGTGCCCGAGCGGGCCGACCTGATGGGCACCCTGACGATCGGCACGGGCGCGAAAGACCCCCGCTTTGCCGGCTGGCGCGCCGCCCTTCCCGCCCCGCTCGACCGCAGCGGGCGCTTTGCCGCCACCGCCAAGGGGCTGGCGCTGGCGATCCCGTTCCCGGCCAGCGCGCAAGTGGCCGATCCGCACGTGTTCGTCGCCGGGCAGGGCCTGGTCGACTACGCCGCGCCGCAGGCGTTCCGCCGGCAGGGCGACTGGCTGGTGGTCGAGCTGGCGCGCGCCAAAGGCGCCCTGTCGGCCGAACATCCGCAAACATTGTCGGGGGTTCTGACGCTCGGCCCCGGTGCCGGCGGGCTGGCCTTTGCCGCGACGCCGGGCGCGGTGCCCGAGGGCGGCACCCCGCTGGCCGGCAACAGCGCCGGTCCGTTTGCCTGGCGCACGCTGCTGCTGGCCATGCTCGGTGCGCTGGCGGGCGGGCTGATCCTCAACGTGATGCCCTGCGTGTTCCCGATCCTCAGCCTCAAGGCGATGGCGCTGGCGCGGGGCAACAGCCGCCACGCGCGCGCCGAGGGGCTGGCCTATGCCGCCGGGGTGATCCTCGCCTGCCTCGCGCTGGGCGCGGCCCTGCTGGCGCTGCGCGCCGGCGGGGCGCAAGTGGGCTGGGCGTTTCAGCTGCAGAACCCCGGCGTGGTGGCGCTGCTGGTGCTGCTCGCCGCCGCGATCACCGCCAACTTCGCCGGGCTCTACGAACTGCCCGGCCTGTCGGTGGCGCGCAGCGGGGCGGGTGTCGGCACCGTCGGCGGCGCGTTCGGCACCGGATTGCTCGCTGCCTTCGTGGCGACGCCCTGCACCGGGCCGTTCATGGCCGCGGCAATGGGCGTGGCGCTGGTGCTGCCACCGCTTGCCGGCCTTGCGGTGTTCGCCGCGCTCGGCCTTGGCCTGGCGCTGCCGTTCCTGCTGATCGGCTTCGTGCCGCCGCTGCGCCGCCTGCTGCCCAGGCCCGGCGCGTGGATGGAGCGCTTCCGCCGCGCGATGGCGGTGCCGATGGGGCTGACCGTGCTGGCCCTGCTGTGGCTCGCCTCGCGCCAGGGCGGCTGGGCGCTGGCCCTGGCCGCCGCGGTGCTGGCGCTGACGCTGCTGGGCCTCCTCGCGATGGCCGAACGCGCGCGCCGCGCCGGCCGCCCGGTGCTGGCCTGGCTGGCGCCGGCGCTGGCCGTGCTGGTCGCCGCCGCGCTGCTGGGCGCCCCGCGCCTCGCCGCAAACCCCACCGCCCGCGCCGAGGCGCTGCCCGGCACCCAGCCGTTCAGCGAAGCCGCCCTGGCTCGCGCGCGCGCCAGCGGCAAGCCGGTGTTCCTCTACTTCACCGCCGACTGGTGCCTGTCGTGCAAGGTCAACGAGGGCGTGGCGATCGACCGCCCCGCCACCGCCGCGGCGTTCCGCAAGGCCGGCGTGCAGGTGCTGGTCGGCGACTGGACGCGCGCCGACCCGGCGATCACCACGTTCCTCACCGCGCAGGGCGCCGCCGGCGTGCCGCTCTACCTGTGGTACGCCCCCGGCGCCGCCACCCCGCGCACGCTGCCGCAAGTGCTGACCCCCGACACGCTGCCGGCCCTGGCCCGCGCCATGCAAGAAGGCGGTTGACCACCCCCGCCCCCTGTGGCAATCGCGCCCCACCCGAGCGGGTGTAGCTCAATGGTAGAGCAGCAGCTTCCCAAGCTGAATACGAGGGTTCGATTCCCTTCACCCGCTCCACTCCCCCACATCGACTGACTCACCCGCGTGTCGCTTTGCCGCGCTCGTTGCGCGCCGGGGCTTGCCAGTTTTGCGCCGGCATGGTGGAGGGTGGGCATGACCCTGCCGCCCGTTGTTTTGTCGCCCAAATCCTCCACCTCCAGCGCCGAACTGGCGGTGCGCTTGCGCCGTGCGGCGTTCAACCGGGCCTTGGCCGAGGCGGATCTGGCCGCGATCGAGCCGCTGCTGATGCCCGATGTCGTGCTGGTGACCGGGACCGACAGCGCGGTCGTGGCCGGGCGCAAGGCGCAGATGCTGGCGTGGAAGCGCGAGTTCGCCAGCCCGGACCGGCTGGTCTACACCCGCACCCCCGAACTGGTGACGCCTTCCCCCGTCCACCCGATCGCGCACGAGGCTGGCAACTGGCAGGGCTGCCATGCGGTGACCGGCGCGATCGTGGCGGAGGGGTGCTACAGCGCCAAGTGGCGGCAGGTGCAGGGCGCGTGGATGCTGGTCGCCGAAATCTTCGTCACGATGGGCTAGCGTCCGGAAGGCCGGACGTCTCGCGCGGCGCCACGGTGAGGCCGGCGGCGCAGAACCCGCCGTCACGGCCGGCGCGGGCCGGCGACCAGACCTGCCAGGCGCGGGTGCGCAGCACCGCGGCCGGCGTATCGGCGGGATGGGCGAAGCAGTGGCTGCGCCCGTCGGGCAGGCACGCCCGATACCAGATCCAGCCGGGCGGCAGCGGGGGCGAATCGGACATCGGCGGCCTCTTGCGGCAAATGCGGAACGGGCGGGGACGGATCGCATCCGGATTAGAGGAAAATTCCTATTTCTGAATCGCAGCCTAACCGGAACATAGCGAGAATGGCAGCATCCAATCTTTGTGGATAGGATTTTTCCTATATTCAGCCGGTATTCCCCAAGATGCGAAGGAACCGGCGATGATCGACACGGTGCTGCCCTGCCCCCCATCCGAGCCTGACTGCGGCGCGCCGGCGGCGCCGGACCGCGCCATGCCACCACCCTCGCTGGCCGGGCTGACCTGGACCGAGCGCACCACCTATCGCGCGCTGGTCACGGCGGCCGAAGCGGGTCTGCCCTGCCCGACCAACATCGATATCGAGATGCTGTGCGGCTACAATTCGTGCTCGATGGGCCCGGTCATGGTGCGCCGGCTGGAGCGCAAGGGCTTGATCCGCGTCGAGCGGTTCCAGCGTTTCCGCATCGTCGAGATCGTCGCTTCGGGCCGCAGGACGGCGCGCAGCGACAGCATGAAGGTCGATCGCCCGCATGTGCCCAAGGGCGCACGCACGCCGCGTCCGACCGACCGCAAGCCCTATCGCGCAGCGGGGCAGGTCTGATGGCGCGGGCACGCGAAGGCAAGGCGGCGGCGGAGCGCGACCCCATGGTCGAGGCGGCGCTGCTGGAAGGGCTGGCCGAGGGGCTGACGCTGCGCGCGCTGTGCCGCCGGCACGGGGTTGCGGCAGCGCTGGTCCACCGCTGGCGGATCGAGGACAAGCCCTTTGCCCGCCGCTATGCCCTGGCCCGCGAGGCCGGGTTCGAGGCGATCGCCGAGCAGGCGCTCGATATCGCCGACGACGAGGACGGTGACTTCGTCGAGCGCGAGAAGGCCGATGGCAGCGCCAGCCTGGCCAAAAACCCTGACAACGTCGCGCGCGCCCGGCTGCGGGTGGAGACGCGATTGAAACTGCTCGCGAAGTGGGCTCCCGGCAAATACGGGGACGCGACCGGCCACGGCGACGCCCCCGACTGGAGCGAGCGGCTTGCCGCCGCGCGGGCGCGGGTGTTGCGCGGGCGCTGACCACGCCCGGCGCGGGGCACCGGCGCCCTTTCGACAAAGGAGTGCCGGTGACCGAACAGGACCTTGCCGCCGCGATCGGCGGTTTCACCCACGATCCGCTCGGCCATGCGCTGTTTGCCTATCCCTGGGGCGAAGGGCCGCTGGAAGGGCTGGCCGGCCCGCGCCGCTGGCAGCGCGCGGTGCTGGAGGAAATCGGCGCGCACCTGGCCGATCCGGCCACGCGGCACACCCCGCTGCGCCTGGCCCGTGCCTCGGGCCACGGGATCGGCAAGTCGGCGCTGGTGGCGATGGTGGTCAAGTGGGCGCTCGACACCTGCCCCGACGCACGGGTGCTGGTGACCGCCAACACCGAGAGCCAGCTCGATACCAAGACTGGGCCGGAAATCGCCAAGTGGGCGCAGCTGGCCCTGACCGCACCGTGGTTTCGCCAGACCCGCCGCGCGCTCGTCTCGACCGCGCCGGGCCGCGAGCAGGGCTGGCGCTGCGACCTGGTGACCTGGAGCGAGCACAACACCGAGGCCTTTGCCGGGCTGCACAACCAGGGGCGGCGGATCGTGCTGATCTTCGACGAGGCCAGCGGTATCGCCGACAAGGTGTGGGAAGTGGCACTGGGGGCGCTGACCGATGCCGGGACCGAGCTGCTCTGGCTGGCGTTCGGCAACCCGACCCAGAACAGCGGCGCCTTTCGCGCCTGCTTCGGACGCCAGCGCGCGCTGTGGCGCACCGCGCAGATCGACGCGCGCGAGGTGGAAGGCGTCAACCGCGCCTATCTCGACGAGCTGGTCGCCGCCTATGGCGCCGACAGCGACGTGGTGCGCGTGCGGGTGCGCGGCGAGTTCCCGTCGAGCAGCACGATGCAGTTCGTGCCGCTGGACCTGGCCGAGGCGGCGCGGCGGCGGCCGGTGCCGCCCGGCCTGCCCAGCGACCCGGTGGTGTTCGGCGTCGACTGCGCGCGCTTTGGTGACGATGAAAGCGTGCTGGCGATCCGCTGCGGCCGCGATGCCCGCAGCCGGACTTGGAAGGCGTGGCGCGGGGTCGATGCGATGCAGCTGGCGGGCGACATCGCGCTGGAGGCGGCGCGGCACCGGCCTGACGCGATCTTCGTGGATGCCGGCAATGTCGGCGCCGCGGTTGTCGACCGCCTGCGCCAGCTGCTCGGCCCCGACGTGCCGGTGATCGAGGTGTGGTTCGGCGCCAGGGGGCGCGAGGCAGAGCTGGAGCCGGGGGTGACCGTGCCGACCGCGAACAAGCGCGCCGAGATGTGGACGCGGATGCGCGCTTGGCTGGCGCAGGGCGCAGTGCCCGACCACGAGCGGCTGCGCGACGATCTGATCGGCCCGACTTATGGCTTCGCCGCCGACGACACCCGCGTGCAGCTGGAGCGCAAGCCCGACATGAAGCGGCGCGGGCTGGCCAGCCCCGACTGGGCCGATGCGCTGGCCTGCACCTTTGCCGAAGCGGTCGGCCCGCGCGCCAGCCCGGCCTGGCTCGCCGCCCCGGGCGGCCACGACGACGGCGCGGGCCGCTATGGCGAGCTGGGCTAGCGGGATTGCGCTGGCCTGTTTCGGGGGGTGGGGTGGGTGCCTGGCTTCCACCACCCCCAACCCCCTCCTTGCGAAGAGGAGGGGGCTTTTGGCGTTGTGCTTGATACTCCCCCTCCTCTTCAGAGGAGGGGGTCGGGGGTGGTGGCGGCAAACACGGACCTTTCGGCGCCAAACATTCTGCGTAGCGCCGAAAAGGCCGATGGCTGGACCCCGAAACAAGTTCGGGGTGACGGGGATGGTGAAACGACGGGTGGGCATGACGGCATCCGGCCATCGCGCTAAGGGCGCGCCATGACGACCAATATCCATTCGCGCCCGCAGCCTGCCTTTGCCACGCGCTGGGCCACCGCCGCCGACCTGCCCGTGCTGGAAGCCCTGATCACGGTGGCGATCGACAACCTGCAGGCCGGGTTCCTGTCGCCGGCGCAGATCGCCGCCAGCCACCGGATCATGGGGCTCGACACCCAGCTGGTGGCCGACGGCACCTACCTGATTGCCGAGCGGGACGGGGTGATCGCCGGATGCGGGGGCTGGAGCCGGCGCGGCACCTTGTTTGGCGGCGACCACAGCCACGACTTGCGCAACCCCGCGCTACTCGATCCCGCGCGCGATCCGGCGCGGATCCGGGCGATGTATACCGCGCCGGCCTTCGTGCGGCAGGGCGTGGGGCGGCTGATCCTGTCGACGTGCGAGGCGGCAGCGGCGCGCGAGGGCTTTGCCACGGTGGAACTGATGGGCACGATGAGCGGCGTGCCGCTGTATCGCGCTGCGGGCTATGCCGCGGTGGAGGAGGTCGAGGTCATGGCCGATGGCGTGGCGATCCCGATGGTGCGGATGCGCAAGGCCGTGCGGGGCTGAGGACCGGGTTTCGGCCTGTTTACTCCGCCGCCCCCTCCGTCAGCCCTGCGGGCTGCCACCTCCCCACCATGTGGGGAGGATTGTTTTGTCAGAATTCGGACCAGTCATCGTGGGCGGGGGCGAGGGCCGTGGCGGTGCGGGCCGGCGCCGGCGCCGGGCGGGGTGCGCTGCGCACCGGGAGCGGGGTGACCGGCGCAGGCGCGGCGGCCGGGGCGGGCGCGGGCGCACGCGGGGTGAGCTGCGGGAGTTGCGGGGTGGCCGCGCCGAGGCGGAAGCGGCCGATCGCGGCCGACAGGTCGTTGGCCTCGTTGGCGAGGCTGCGCGAGGCGGCGGCCGATTGCTCGACCATTGCGGCGTTCTGCTGGGTCGAGCGGTCGAGCTCGGCCACCACCGTGCCGACCTGGCGCAGGCCCTCGGCCTGGCCCTGGGTCTCGGTGGCGATCACGCCGACCTGGGCGTTGATCTCGGCCACGCGGGTGACGATCTTCGACAGCACTGCACCGGCATCGCCCACCAGCGCCACGCCCTGCCCGACCTGCTGGGTCGAGGCGGTGATCAGCGCCTTGATGTCGCGCGCGGCGTCGGCGCTGCGCTGGGCCAGCGCGCGCACTTCGGTGGCGACGACAGCAAAGCCGCGTCCGGCCTCGCCGGCACGGGCCGCCTCGACCCCGGCGTTGAGCGCGAGGAGGTTGGTCTGGAAGGCGATGCCGTCGATCACGCCGATGATCTGGGTGATCTGCTCGGCCGAATGCGAGATCGCGGCCATCGCCTCGACCGCACGGTTGACCACTGCGCCGCCGTCGCTGGCTTCGCGATGGGTATCGGCGACCGACTTCTGCGCATCGGCGGTGGAGCGGGCGGTCTTGTCGAGCGCCTCGGTCACCTGGGTCATCGCGGCCGAGGCTTCCTCGAGGCTGGCGGCCTGGCGCACGTTGCGGTTGGAGAGGTTGTCGGCGGCGTCCTGGATCTCGCGCGCGCTGATCAGCACGGTGCTGGCGCTGGTGGCGACCATCGCGATCACCCGCTGCAGCGCGGCCAGCGCGTCGTTGTAGTCCTTGCGCAACCCGGCATAGCGCTCGGGCAGGGCGGCATCGAGCGGGGACGCCAAATCGCCGTCGGCCAGGCGGTTGAGCGCCTCGCCGAGGGTGCGGATCACGTCCTCGATCACGGTGCTGCGCTGGACGGCGACGGCGTTGTCGCGGAAGGTCGACATCGCCGTGGTCATGCGACCCACGCAATCGCGGTAATGGGTATAGTCGACGGGCGAATCGAGGTCACCGGCGGCCAGCGCCTCCATCCGCAGCACGGTGTTGACATAGGGCGTGCAGATGCGTTCCTTGGCCACCAGCACGGTGGCCAGATTGACGACGCAACCGGCAAGCGTGACGCCGACCGCCAGCCACGCCGGCACCAGACCGCCCGCCGCCAGCAACGCGCCGAGCAGCGCCAGTCCTGCCCCTGCGGCATGGAACCAGGCCATCGTCTGGAACTTCACGCGGATCGGTGCGGTGGTCTCGAACCAGTGCAGCACGGTGCCCTCCCTCCAGGCTGTCGGCAACTCGCCCCTACATGAGCCGCCGATACTCCATCGGACGTAGCCCGGTTGCCCGGCAAACGAGGGAAACGGTTGCATAGGGACTTGTCCTGACTGCCCGAAAGGGCAGCGATTCAACCGCTGTCCGCCGCCGCCTACGACCGACTCCATTCTCCATGGAGGTGCCCGTTCGATGTGCAGCACACCCACCGTTCCCACCGCGCCCGAACGCCAGGCGCTGAAACTGCCCGACCAGGGCGCCCCCGCCGGCACGATGGACAACGCCCGCTGGCGCCGCGCGCTACTGGCCGGGATGGTAACCTCGCCGCTCGGCCTGGCCAGCGCGGCGCCGGTCTCGTCCACCCGGCTGGGAGGAGGCGCGCTTGGCTGATCCCCGCGCCCTGCGCGCCCATTGCGAGGCGCGGCTGGCCGACATGAAGCCGGTCCGCCACGATTACGAAGCCGAAGTCGAGCAGATCGCCCGCTTCGCCCAGCCGGCGCGGTCGCGCTTCCTGTCGGGCGGGCGCGACCGGTCGGGGGCGCGGCGGCGGCAATGGAACCGCACGCTGTTCGACCCGCACGGCATCGCCGCGTTCCGCACCCTCACCAACGGCATGACCTCGGGCCTGTCGAGCGCCTCGCGCCCGTGGTTCGCGCTCAAGACCGCCGACGACGCGCTGATGGAGGCACAAGGCGTGCGCGGCTGGCTCAGCGCGGCCGAGCGCCGGCTCTATGCCTTCCTGGCGGCGACCAACTTCTATGGCGCGGCCAAGGCCGGCTATGGCGAGATGGGGCTGTTCGGCACCGAGGCCTGCGTGATGGTCGACCACCCGCAGGCCGGTGCGGTGTGCCACGCGCTGACCTTTGGCGAATACTGGATCGGCCTGTCCGACGCGCTGGTGCCCGACACGCTCTATCGCGCCTGCCCGATGAGCGTGAAGCAGGCGGTGGAGACGTTCGGCAACGCCGTCTCGCCCGCCGTGCGCGCGCTCTACGACCGCAGCCGGTATGACGCGGTGATCGAGGTGTTCCACGCCATCGAGCCCGACCCGGACCATGACCCGCACCGCTTTGGCGCCAAGCCGTGGCGCAGCGTCTACTGGGAAGCCGGCGCGCGCGGCGATGCCGTGCTCAAGGTGGCGGGCTATCACGAGCAGCCGTTCTGGGCGCCGCGCTGGGACGTCGTCGGCGGCGACACTTATGGCCATTCGCCGGGGATGGAGGCGCTGCCGGCGCTGCGCGAACTGCAGATGCAGGCCAAGCGGCGCAACGAGGCGATCGACCAGATGGTCAAGCCCGAGAAGATCGTGCCGCCCGGCGTGCGCCTGACCGGCGAGCCGGGGCGCACGGTCACCGCCTCGGGGCTGGATCGCGACGGCGTGATGATCCCCTACCAGATGCCCTACCAGGCGGTGGCGGCGATCGGCGAGGAAATGGACAAGTGCCGGCGCCAGATCGATGCGCTGAGCTTTGCCGAGCTGTTCAACGCGATCACCCTGATGCGCGGGGTGCAGCCCCGCACGGTCGAGGAGATCGCCAGCCGCAACGAGGAGAAGCTGACCCAGCTCGGCCCGGTGATCGAGCGGGTGGCGACCGAAAAGCTGCAGGTGGCGATCGACCGCGCCTTCGCGATCCTCGGCCGCGGGGGCATGCTGCCGCCGCTGCCCCCGGCGTTGCACGGGCGCGCGGTGCGGGTCGAGTTCGTCTCGATCCTGCAGCAGATGCAGCGGCTGGTCGGCATCGGCCAGATCGAGCGGGTGGTGGGCTTCGTCGGCAACCTGGCCGGGGCCGCGCCCGATGTGCTCGACCGCATCGATTTCGACGAGGCGCTCGATGAATATGCCTGGCGCGCAGGCGCACCGGCGCGGTTGCTGCGCCCGGCCGGCGCGGTGGCGGCCCTGCGGGCCGAACGGCAGGCCCGGGCCGACATGGCGCACCAGGCCGCGCAGGCGGCGCAGGCGCTGCCCGCCCTGAAGGACGCGGCGGCGGCGGCCGAACTGCTGTCGCGCACCGATGTCGGCGGGGAAAGCCTGCTGGCCCGGCTGGTGCAGCCATGACCGCGCTGCCGCGTGCCGAGGCCGCCGCGCTGCTGGGCCAGGCCGGGTTCCGCCGCTTCCTGCACGCCGCGATTCAAGCCGGCGGCGTGCTGGGGCAACAGGCCCAGGCCGGCCACGCCGACCCGGTGCTGCTGGCCTTTCGCGAAGGCCGCCGCAGCCTGGCCCTCGATCTCCTCGCGCTGGCCCATCGCGGCCAGGACGCCGCGGTGCGCCGCGACGACCCGCACGGCCTGACCACGCTGGCCGCCGTGCTCGCCACCGCCCTCGATGCAAAGGACCGTGCCCTTGAGCGACCCCGTTTCCGCACCCGCTACGACGACCTTGCCGACGACGCCTGCACCGACGACCGCGACGCCCGCACCGGCGGCACCGGCGCCGGTTCCACCCGCCCCGATCCCTCCGGCCCCAACCCCGCAGACGCCCCCGCCGCCCCCTGACAGCCCCGCCCTGTCCGGCCCGCCCGAACGCTACGAACTGGCGCTCGACGGCCTCGCGCTCGATCCCGCGCTGCTCGACAGCGCCGAGCCGGTGCTGCGCGAGCTGGGCCTGTCGAACGCGGCGGCGGGCAAGCTGCTGCCGCTGGCGCAAGGGGTGATGCAGCGCACCGAGGAAGCGCTGCTGGCGCACTTCGCCGATGCCGCCGCCGCACAGAAACGCGCCTGGGCCGAGGAATTCGCCGCCGATCCCGAGATTGGCGGGGCGCACCGGGCCGAGAGCGAGCACCTCGCGGCGCGCGGGCTCGACGCGCTGGGCTTTGGTGAAGGCCATCCGTTTCGTGCGGCGCTGGCCGACAGCGGCTTTGGCAACCACCCCGACATGATCCGCGCCTTCCGCCGCCTGGGCCAGTTGCTCGGCGAGGACGGCAGCTTCGCCCGCGCCCACGTCGGCAGCGCCAGCCAGCGCCCGCTTTGGGAACGCCTCTACCCCCAGGAAGCGAATTAAGGAGACAGCTTCATGGCCATTCTCGGCTCGAGTTACTGGAACCTGATCGACGTGCTCAAGGCCGGCGGCGACGGCCTCGGCGATGTCGTCGAGGCGCTCACCCAGCTGACGCCGTTCATGAAGGACGCCAACGTCATCGCCTGCAACAGCGGCACCGAGCATCGCTCGACCATCCGCACCGGCCTGCCCCAGGTCTCGTGGGGGGCGCTCTACCAGGGCATCGCCCAGTCCAAGGGCAACTATACCGAGGTGAAGGACACCACCGGCTTCGTGGAAGGGCTGTCGTCGGTCGACGAGCGGCTGCTTGCGCTCAAGCCGGCCGAGGCGGCCAAGCTGCGGCTGGTGGAAGGCCAGGGCTTCCTCGAATCCATCGCCCAGACGGTCGACAGTGCGATCTGGTATTCCGACACCAAGATCAACGGCAAGCAGTTCCACGGGCTTGCCCCGCGCTACAACGCGCTGTCGAACGCCAACGTCGTCCACGGCGGCGGCGCGGGGGCCGACAACACCTCGATCTGGTTCGTGACGCACGGCGACATGCAGACCAGCGTGATCGTGCCCGACGCCGTGCCCGCCGGGGTCCAGCGCGAGGACATGGGGCGCCAGCGCGTGCTCGACGGCAACGGCAACCCCTATTACGTCAAGGAAGAGAAGTTCACCCAGCACCTTGGCCTGTGCGTCAAGGACTGGCGCTTCAACGGGCGCATCGCCAACATCGACGTTTCCGACGTGATCGCCGGCACGGTCGCGCTCAACCCGCTGCTGCGCAAGCTCTACTACAAGCTGCAGGGGCGCCGCGCCTATCACATGGAGCGCGAGGGGCAGGTCAGCCCGGGCCGCACCGTGATCTACATGAACCGGGTGATGCTCGAGGCGCTCGACGCCGAGACCAGCAACGGGCGCAGCGGCGTCGACAACTTCGTGCGGCTGACCCCGATGGAAATCCAGGGCGAGGAAGTGATGACCTGGCGCGGCATCCCGATCCGCGAGACCGATGCGCTGTCGAGCGCCGAGGCGCTGGTCGCCTGACACCCCTGCCCCGCCCCTTGTTGCGCCTTCTGCGGAGAGCTTTCCCATGATCCTCGATACCTCGCTGCTGCTCAGCGACGGCCAGGCGGTGACCGTC